CGCAGGTTGTTATCACTCATCGTTGGCCCCGCTTCTCTGAATCGCTTTATACCGCCATTCCAGCACTTCGGTCAGCGGCATAACGTCAGTAACGGATGGCGGCCAGTGAAAGATGGTGGCGATATCAGCCACCAGATCGTCAACCGTCAGGCTGTCGGTAAACCGGCAAGCACCGACTTCTTCAACAAAAAAGTGACAACCTCAACCGACATGGCAGTGAGATCTGCCGGGTCCATCTCTGCAATTTCCTGTGCAGTCAGTGCCGGACTGGAGATACGGGGGATCACGGTCATCATCGCGTTCACATCCATATCCATAATGGCCTGCAGGCGTGTACCGCGCAGCGCACCGGACTGCGGTTTACGCAGCACAATTTCGGTGATTTCTGTTTTACCTCGCTTGATGGGGGTATCCAGTTGAATAGTCTTTTCAGTCTGCTTATCGCTCATTTTGCTGTCCTGTAAATTGGGTTCTGGCGCGGTATCCCGCGCCGTTCAGATACATCAGAGGCCGAGGGCGTTGCGGTGCGCTTCCATCAGGTCCACACCGTCCACAATTTCCACCATGTTGATAAGGTCCACTTCATAGAGCACCTCACCATTTATAGTCAGCTTCGCGTAGCTGTTGGTACTGGTCACTTTGGTGGTGTTGCTTTCGCCCGTCTTCCACTCTCCGGAATCCACTTCTTTGTGACGTCCACGCACCACAAGCTCCACAGCCTGCACTTCCCCGGTATCGTCACGCTGGATAGAGCCGGTAAAGCGCAGCTGGATGCCATCCACCGTAGCTTTGCCCATCTGTTTAAACAGCAGCAGTTCAGTACCACCAATGGAAAATTCTGTGTCCAGCGCACTGTCATCAAGCCCCAGATCCACATCCACTGCACCCGGCATTCCGCCGCCGCGATACTTCTCATATTTGCGGGTGAATTTCGGCAGCGTCAGCGACTCAACGATCCCCTGCCAGTTGTTCCCGTCATTAAACAGGTTCAGGTGTTTTAATTTGCGTGGTAAAGCCATGTTGTCCCCTTACGCGCTGACCTGGCTGGAGAAATTCACCAGGTACTGATCGGTGATGCGCTGACGCAGCATCAGGTTTTCAAGTGGCGGCACTGGCGTGTAGTCGTAATCGATGGTGAGTTTTCCGGCTTTCAGGGTGTCTTTGTCGTTCACCGACTCATCCAGCCAGCAATCACCACCAATGAGATACCCCTGACTTACCAGGCTGCGCATTTTGGCGCGGATACCCTCGATAATGTCGCGCGCCAGCGACGGGTTCAGCGGTTTGTCCACCGCCCACATGTGCGCTTCTGCCATTGTGTCCGTCAGCACCTGCGCCGTGCGAGTGTAGTTTTCGAAAGCAAAAAGCGGATCATCGCTCAGACAGCGGGAACCCCAGAAGCGGAAACCATCCTTGCGCACAAGCGTGGTGACGTCGTTCTGGTTAAGCAGTCCCGCATCGGTTGCCGGGTCCTGCAGATCCCAGAACACATCAGCAGAAATTCCGGTGACACCGTTCACGCCCACGTTGGACAGGCTTTTGTGCCATCCGGTCTGCTCGTCAATTTTGGCGCGCAGACCAAGCGCTCGGGCGGTGGCATATGCCGTTGCTTCGGCATTCAGCACCGTGTCCCAGCCAGTAAAGTCAGGCCAGATCAGCATCCCTTCGCGCTGGCTAAAGTTTTCACGGTAAGTGATCGCCTCCTGTACCGTCTTGCAGCCATACGCTGACAGGTAAGCAAATCCACGCAGGCTTTGCGCCACGCTCAGCAACTCAGTAGCTACCGCCTTGGTGTCGTGGCCTGGCACGCCGAGAATGCGCGGTTTAACGCCGAGCTGTGACTGGGCAGATAACAGGGCTTTCATACCTGTTTTTTTACCTTCAGCAGTCACTGCGCCGATGATATTGGTCGTGGTTTCGTCTTCCGTTTCACCCTGCGGCACACGCACAACAACGGTCACGGGTTTTGCCTGGTCAGCGATGGCATCCAGCGAACGGGCCAGAGTACCGGACTCACCCGCTTTACCGCTGGCAGTCAGCACATCAGTGATCAGCACGGGTTTATTAAGAGGAAACATTTTTGCATCGGCATCATCGCCCGTGCAGACCATACCCACGATGGCGGTGCTCACCGTGGTAATAGATCGGGTGCCTTCGTTGACTTCAACAACGCGCACCCCGTGGTGGTAATCCTGAGCCATAGTGGCGAACCTCCTGATTGGATTAGGCTTCGCCCTATGTTGAAGTGATTGTGCCTGACAAACAGCTAAGCGCAGTTGTGTCGTTATTCACACAAAACAACGGTATTTGTCTGCTTGCAGGGATAATCAACATAATGCTGATTCAGGGGGATTCATTGATCTTATTTGCCGGAAATTTTCTATAAATGGTAGAAACACCTACATCAAAAATCAGTGCAATACGCTGTCTAGATTCTCCGGCCTCGAGTAAACGCCCAATCTGTGCCCACTGTTCGGTGGTCAACTTAGGACGGCGTCCACCTACTCTGCCTTTGGCACGAGCTGCAGCCAGCCCTGCCCTGGTACGTTCAACTATCAGTTCGCGTTCCATTTCAGCCAGGGCACCCATGACATGAAAAAAGAAACGGCCCATTGGGGTACTGGTATCAATACTGTCAGTCAGGCTTCTGAAATTCACACCACGCTGGCGTAACTCTTCTATCAGCGTAACAAGATGCCGCATACTGCGCCCCAACCTGTCCAGCTTCCAGACAACCAGCGTGTCTCCTGCCGATAGTGTCCTGAGCAGTTTTTTCAGCCCCGGTCTGTCGGACTTAGTGCCGCTGATTTTATCCTCAAAAATCCGCTCACATCCCGCGCAGTTCAGCGCACTACGTTGCAAATCGGTGTTCTGGTCATTTGTTGACACGCGTACATAGCCAATAAGCATGATCAATCCCCTGAATAAAAACCGGGGATGATGCCAGTTAGCCGTTATCTCTGCATTTTCATAAACGTTGGTTTGGGAGAAGGTTCGGCATTACCCGTTGGCGTGCCTGTTCCGTGGCCTTCCGCCACTCCGCCAACAGGCTGGCTGAAATGCAACGGTGCCGCTTTTTCTGCTGAAGAATACCCGGAACTGGCAAAGGCTTATCCGACAAATAAATTGCCTGATTTACGTGGTGAGTTTATTCGTGGCTGGGATGACGGGCGTGGAGTGGATAGCGGTCGTACTTTATTAACGAATCAAGAGCATGCAGTAATTTCTCATAATCATGGAATACCTACAAAAGTGGGGTCAGTTACTAATATCCCGTATGGAATAGAACAGGTTATATCTGATGAAACCATTTTTTCATCAGCAAAAACAGTTGGTGTGGATTACTGGTCTAACAGTGAAAGAGTTTTTACTTATACCACTGGTGGAAGAAATGGTGCTGAATCAGTGAGTTCACCTGATGCCTCCTCTTTAATTAAAGAAACCAGACCACGGAACCTGGCATTTGCGTATATCGTGAGGGCTGCATAATGGATTACGCCGTATTAAATAACGAATTTATCGCCACCCAGGCAGGAAATATTACTGTTTATAACTATGATGGTGAAACGCGTGAATATATTTCTACATCAACTGAATATCTCGCTGTCGGCGTCGGTATTCCGGCATGTTCTTGTTTGGATGCACCAGGTACACATAAAGCTGGTTATGCAATCTGTCGCTCTGTAGATTTAAATTCATGGGAATATGTGCCAGATCATCGCGGTGAAATCGTCTATAGCACCGAAACAGGAGAATCGAAAGAAATCACAGCTCCGGGTGATTATCCTGAAAATACAACCACTATCGCCCCGTTAACGCCATACGATGAATGGAATGGTGAGAAATGGGTGACAGATACCGAGGCACAGCACGGCGCAGCAGTAGATGCAGCAGAAGCACAGCGCCAGTCGCTGATTGATACTGCAATGGCCTCCATCAGTCTGATTCAACTGAAATTACAGGCCGGACGGAAGCTGACGCAGGCAGAAACAACCCGCCTTAACGCTGTGCTGGATTACATTGACGCGGTGACGGCAACAGATACCA